ATGCAGAGGGGGGTCTCATTTTGCGAGACCCCTCCCCCGGTCAAACATTTTTTTGAAAGCGTTGTCACATCACAGAGACATGATACTCCTTCCACAGAGGACATTGTCACCACATGTTCCATCACCAGTCACATCTATTAAGTTGTTGAGTAAAGTCAGCGTGCCTGAGTTAGTGTCGAGTCTTCCTTCACTCTTGTATGCATTCCCGACACGTTCTCAGTAACGATGTCCTTGATAGCTTGCTGAATCGCCATGTGCTGGTCCTCATCAGAGAGGTTTGGCGATGTGTGTGTCACTCGAGCCAACAACGAAAGAGAGTTGTAGCGATCCCAGTCCCAGGCGAACCACTCATCGTACTGTGAGAAAGGACTGTATGGATTGTCGATAGTCGTAAGCATGTAGTTGTCCATCAGTCTCCTTCCTCACCACCAACAGCCTTCTGTGCTGTAGACACAGAGACACCAAGAACGTCAGCAATCTCTGCCCATGAGTAACCCTTTGCATGTAGGCTCCTGGCCTTAGCAGTACTGGCAGGCGTCATCACAGGTTCGTTCTTAGGTGTAGCTAGCTTCTTGACCTGATCTAGATCCGCATAGGTCAGGATCTGAGCTAACTTATGGGCGGTGATAGCACGTGCTTGAATGGCTTTCCATTCGGCATCAGTGATCTCAAACTTATGCTTGTCAGCACCCGTTCTCATACGGGCTGCAGACAAGGCCTGAGACTTAACCCTTTTGAGTTCTGCTTTGTTCTCTCTCAACTTGAGAGAGGGATCATCGCGGATCTTCTGCCGAACAGTGGCATTTGCTATGACCTGGGCTTGTCTTTCGAGGGGGGCGTTTCTCAGAGAGAGGTCCAATTTGGCTTGTAGGGAGGACACTTCGTTCTGATACGTCGCCTTCGCAGAGGGCGAGTAAGGATCTGGTTTGATCTTCACTAGTTCTCTACGTGCTTGGTTGGCCAGAGATTTCAGTCGGTTGGAGTGGTCTGCATAGACAGTCTCGATAACAGTACCCGTCGACAAGGTACGTGCATCGTCAGTCTCAGCAAGCTTTGTCGACTCCGTCTTTTCAACCTTGGTATGTACTTTGCCTTTGGAGTCAACCCACGTCTTGACCTTACCCGTTTCCTGGAATACCTTCTTGCCCGTCTTGGGATCGATAGCACCAGGACGATCGGGAGACCATTGCTTTCTCTCGTTGACATCCAGTCTCGATTTAGCTCTCGAGATCAGAGTCGAAGCACCAGCAACACGGGAATCAGAGTGATCTGTCTGATACCGTTTCACAAGCGCGGCAATTCCATTAGCCTCGTAAGACTTCTTGTAATTTAGTTTGTGTTTCTCAGCATCGATGACCACCATCGAATGCCGAACGGCACGAGCAAGTTCGTCGTTGTTAGCACCCCTGATGCTCATGTCCGTGATCAGGTTCGAGATCTTTCCCATCTCGAGGCCCTTCTCATACGGAGTCATGACCTTCATGCCCTCGTAGTAGGGGTACTCATCCTTAGGACTGAAATTCTTCAGACCTTCCAACGGAGGCTTAGTTCTGATTTTTCCCAAGTTATTGGGAATCACCAGAACAGTATCACCATCGAAGTCCGCACCGGACAGTCGCTCAGCAACCTTGCTATTGATCCCGATAGCATCACGAGAATCGCCAAGCAACTTGCGTGCTTCAGGATTCTTGTGACTGACTACGAGTTCGGGGATCTCGAAAGGCCCAGCATGAGGAAAGCGAATCAGAACAACTCGCTCACCAGGACGGAAGTTAGGAGCATAGACTTCGTTGTCCTTCAGACTGTTCACAGGAAGTATGACCTGCGTCTGCTGGCGAGGCAGATGAGCAGCCTTGAGATGCACGGCCGACGAGTCGGCACCATCAGCATAAGCCTCGAGAAGCTTCTTGCGGACAGATGGGTTGTTCAGACGCAAGATTGCGTCGAGCTCAGACTTCTTCGCGTCATAGGTAATTTGAAGCTGTTCTCGAGCGAGTGGCGGTCTTTGCTTGGACAGCATCTGCGATGGAAGGTTGCGTGACCAGGTTTCCCACTTGCCTTCTTCGTTAACCTTGTTCATGACCGAAGTAAGCTTAGTGATCCGTCCTGTTGCGTCACGCTCGCCAATTTGCCCTGTGGGTCCGATGGTTGCGCCAAACGGATTGTCTTTGTCGATAGGACCCGTAAACTTAGAGGAATCACCGGGAGGGTCACCAGGCGCCTTCAGCCTCTTAAGAGGTTTCATGGCGTCGAGCTTGTTGCCCGTGTCGCTCTTATTGGTGTTGAACTGAAGATCCACACCGTCAGGGAGATCGTCCTTGTAGACGGCCATACCCTTCAGGTAATGACTACCATCGACCATGATACGGACTTGCGCATATCGTCGACCGCCCAGTGATACATCGTTCACGCCAGGGCGAACGTAGATCACGCCATCCGCATCAGCACCACCGTCTTTGTCATACCTGATTCCCACACGCTTGGAGCTAATAGACAGGGGAGGATGCATGCCAAGTAGCGTTACGCCACCATCTTGAGAATACTCGCTCAGCTGGTCTATCTTGTCGAGGTTACGATGGACATCGATCCAGTCATTACCAGGTTTGGTCAGAACTTTAAGGATCGTTTTGTTACCCGTACCAAGTTGCTCGATCTGATCCTTATGAACTCGATACCCTTCGTCCTTCAACTGCTGAAGAGCACTGCGTAGCTTCGTGCTGGTGATGCCGAGTTGATACTCGACACCCGAACCGACATCGATGAATTCCTTCTCGTCTACTGCCTTGCGGAGGGCATTGGTGACGTTGTCGATAACCTTTGCTTTACGCTCTTGGCTATCCTTGAGTAGATTGCGAACCTGGGACTCGCCGGAGACCTGAAACCCAGCCTCGCGCATGCGTGCAGCAATGGCCCCGTTTGAAAGTCCCTTATCCTTGAGCTTACGGGCCATGTGGATCTCGTCCTGTTTGCGTTCGTTACGGACGAGAGTACGAATGTCACGAAGTTGAGTGGTGGTGACACCATGCATTTTGGCAGCCTCGGTGTCACCGACACCAAACTTCCGCTTGGTTTCCTCAATATCGTCGAGGAGGCTGCGATTGCGTTGCGATTGCGGATCATCACCAGAGCCCCACGGATAACGTCCAGAGTGTCGAGGAGTTCCATAGTGCGCAAGGTACTCTTCTTCTGGGATAGTGACCACTACAGATCCTCCTCTCTCAATTGCGCCACCAGTGCAGCTTGTGTTTTGACTCGATCCATGATCATAAATACATCGGCTGGATCTGGTATCAGCTCAAAGACCTCGTCATTCTGATAAATACGTAGAATGATTTTGATCTCGGCTGGGTTGAAGCCATATTCGAAACAGAAAATAGCAGCATAAATCAACAGCTGCCGCATGTCTGCTTCGGTCACACCAGTCTTGAGATCGCTGATGCGCAAAGTATTGTCACGAAACCCGCATGCGTCTGCGGTACCAAAACACTCTGGAGAATAGAACAGAGGGACCTCAGGCGTCATAAAGAAGCCGATACAGTCGTTGATGTATCGACTTAGCGTGGTTCCGTTATCGGCCTGTTTAATGCCCAGAGTAATGGCTTGCTGGGCATAGGCGTGTAGATCGATTCCTCTTTGCGTCTGTTGTGCTTGGAAAAAGACGCGTCGAAGTTTGTCCTCGTCATATTCCAGCCAGTGATACTTACTGGGACTAAGAAAGGCGTGTTGCCTGATGATGTTCGTATGCTTGTTGAAGCTCATCCAGAACGGCCTCTTCGTTTTCAGGACAGATGAACGCCGCGAAGCACATGCCGTCCAATCTACCGATGTAGTACTGCTGATTCGGTTGACGACGTGCTCTCATGCTGGTCTTGGCCTCGAGAGTGGCCCAGAAACCTCCCTCGAAAAGGATTCCCATGTCGGGGATACCTTGCAAGAGAGCTGCGTCAAGACGAACCACCAAACAGCAACGATCACCGAAGCGTCGGTAGATTTCTTTGGTCAGTCTTGTTTTGTATTCGCCCTCAAGCAAGATATCCCCTTCGAGACGGCCGTATCGCACGAATTACATGGCTTATTCTATCCCTCCTATTACAATGTATGTTTTTCGAGCGATACGATATCTAACTTTTCAGACGACCTCACGGAAGTACTGACCCGTGGGCCAGACGTACGAGTTGTTCTTCATCGCAAGGTAGATCATGAAATCCAACAACCCATGAGTCGTGGCCGCGTGCATGCTGTTCTTGTAGAGGTCGCCCGTTTCCATGTCCTCGATAGGGTTGGCGATTGTTGCGTGAACATCAGAGAACTGTTTGAAATACTTACGTGCATACCACAGCGGTCGCCACATGAGATTAACGACATAGTTGTTCTCTCGATCACCGTCAAGATTGATCGGCGTATCGAAAGCTGCGCGAATCTTCCCGTCAGGTTGCATGGGGGGCGGAAGAAAAGCACGAGCGACCAACAGGGGGAGTGATCGCTTGTACTGTGTTCCTTGGAGCATCAACCCAACAATCATCACACCACTCGAGTTACGCGTCGGTGTGATAAGGCAATCCCTTTTCTCGTTCCGTACTCTTCCCCAATCGCTTACCGAGTAGTAGGGGAAATCGCTTATCTCACTCCAGCGCTCTTGTACGGATGAGAACTGCGCATCTTGTATCATGTGAGAGGGGCTCACCTTCTATGTGTAGCTCGGTCTTGACGAAAAGTCCGGTATGTCTATCTCGGTCAAAAACCAAAAAAAAAGCCCAAAACTATTTTAAAAAAGCGCTATACAATATCTAGATATCCACATGAGTTTCCGTGTAATAGTTTTTAGGTTTTTTTTTGATTTCTGGCAGAGAGATTTATACCAAAGTAGGACATACAAGACCACGTCTGTACCGAAACCTTAAGAGAACCTTAAGTTTTCCTTAAGTCCTGTTTTTTTTGCGACACGATATCTAACACCCCAATATGACCGCTTATGTCCGCTATCGTACGATCCAGTCATGAGCCTCCTCGTCATTTCTGTCAAAAGTGGCAGCAGAATTGACAGGACCGGATTCGAACATTTTCATGTATTTGGCTTCGTTAAACGTCTCCTTCGCCTTCAAAGATCGCCCAATCGCACGGTCAATCATCGAGTCCGACGTGAAGTCGTAGTACCACAAGTCCTTGAACGGTGTGTTAAGCCGATCGATGCGACCGTAGGCCTGCTCGGTGATTTTCCAAGAGTAGTTGCGGGAGTACATGATCATGGCATCCGTCTCGATGCACTCCCATGCTTCCGCTCCAGCGATGTACTGGACGAGGTAGATCCACCGGTCCGTCGTGGGAATCGGCTCGTGCTTGTGGCCGTTCCACTCGGCTATCGAAACCGAAGAAGCATCTGTTGCATGCCATCCCGTGGACGTGGTGTCGGGAAGCCAGATCTTCGAGGCTCCATGGTCTACCGCATGCAGGGCATCCTTGCTGCCCCCGTTTCTCGATGACATCCTCTGCTTTGTAGAGGTGCGGTCCGAATCCGAAGGACATTCCTTGGACAATGCCGTCGGTGATGAGATGGCTCTCGTCGAGGAGATATCCCTTGACGTGCCATCCGGTTTCATCTTCGGTAACGTCAGTGACGTGGATCTTGTTGAACCATGGTTGTTCTTCGGGAAGGCTGTACTTTCCCGCGGTTTCGACGATGAGCTCGCGATAGGCTGCTTTAGGGAGGTATCCTTCAACGTCGTCAGACATGACTCACTCCCCTTCTTCGACCTTTCCGACCCAATGATAGTCCCCGGACGCGCGACGGAATATGTTCTTCCCGTCCCATCCGTAATACTCGATGTCGGGATATTGTGGTTGGACCCGATGGGTATCGAGTCTGAGACTCTTGACGTACAGTTCCGGATGGAGGAACCATCGTTCGATATTGTTGTCGATGTCGTACTCCCACATCCATGCATTTCCGTTTGATGCAGGGAACCAATCGAACGGTTGGAGTAGTGTGAGAGCTCTGACAAGCTCCTCAGTATCTCCAACTCGTAATTGAAGTTGTAGAAGACGATCAGCTTCGGATGGTTCTTCCATAGCTCCTTCACCATCTCAAGTCGGCTAGGATCGCTGTTGACCACCCGCCGCATGACGCTGAACATCTCACCAACGTCACGCAGCGGACGATCCTCGTACACATGCCAGCGCTCCTTCAACACCAAATGGAGTGCTTCCTTGTCGTAGGGGAGCGGAACCTCGACGTGACGCCTGCGCGTGTGTCGCACGTACGGCATCTCGACAAGGAGTCGGGACCGGAGGCGGACCAGCTTCCCCACACCGATGTATCGGTCCACCTTGGGGAACTTGCTGAAGTTGTTGTAGACCACATGGTCGCGCTTGAACGCAGTACGGTTCTTATAGAAGCCGTTAGCAATGAAAACCGGGATGTAGTCCATCCACGTGTCGCCAGGAGTGCCACTGAGGAGTATCCATCTGTTGTATTTAGCAATCCGGAGGAATTTGCGGGTCCAGTCACCCGAACCCACGAGGCGCTGCTCGTCAAAGATGAAGAAGGCACCTTTGACGTCAGCATACTTAGCGATGTTGTTCCATGAGTCGACGGTTACAACCCAAGGATAAGATGATCCCTTTTCGAGGCCGCCAACCTCTGTGTCGTCATGTTGTAGTGTTGAGGAGCATACTTCTGAATCAGTGCTTTCGCTCCCGCCATGCTGATATAGCGATCCCGATACAGAGTCTCGACTTGAGCGACGAGTAGATTGAGATCCTGGGGTAGCGGTTGGACCTGACTTAGGTCCGATGTCGACGGTGTAGAACTCTTCTTGCCAGTCAAAGGAGTCTCGCTTCTTTGCCGTAGTAATGACGTAGACATCCTTGGGCGCTTCGTTCTGTAGGTAGTACGCGACAGCGACCCGTGACTTACCTGTACCCACACCGCCCCAAAGAATCTTACCGTTCGCAAGCTTCTTCAGGGCGGTGCGTTGATGCTCTCTGAGGTACTCGTTGAGATCGATCATCCGCCTGGCTCGAGCACCTCCTTGTAGAAATGATTACGAGTTTCCTCGTCAGGGTCTGCCTCAGGTTCTTGACCCTGGGCGTACATCTTCATTTTGTACGCCTCATACAAGGTAATCTGATCGGAGAAATACAGCCTACGTATCTCCTCGTCGATCGTTCCCCAACCGTCTTCTTTATTTACGATTTCGGCCATAGCTGGCTTCGAAATAGATTCAAAATTTCCGCATCAGGATCGGGGTTTTCGGGAAAGCCTTCCGACCGCCGATGCATCTGGTATGCCTGAATCAACGTGATCCCACCACGCAGATAAGCTTCTTGAATTTGGTCGAACGACCAATCATCATCCGGCTTCAGATGCTCAAGTCCTTCTATTCCCATGAATCACACCTGTTCGATATGTGCCGACGAATTCGCGTCGGGGTTCATTCTGTACGTGAAATGCACTTCGCCGTTACTCAAGACGTGGGTGATGACGAAGTCTCCACACGCACACGACTTCGCCAGCTCGTAATCGAGGTTCTCGAGCTGACCGCCACAGACCGGACAATGTGTCAAGCAATCGAGTGCTGCGTGGATACCCATCTTGAGCAATGGTCCTCCATGTTCTTCTTCATTGACAATATGCGAGGGCATCTCAACCGCCTGTTGCTTTGCTTTAAGGAGTTGTTCCATATCTTCCAACAATCTCTGATAGAAGTACGATCGACCGAGCCCCGCGGTCTTGACGTCAGTCACTGTGTGGTATCCAAACGGCTAGGTAACGCAATCCCAACAGTTCAAGAGAGAATCGACCATGGTCAACACATGTGAGATCGCTCCGCCCATCAGTTTCCAACTCACCGGCACACACAGGGCAATACTCTAGAGATGCTCTTAACTTCTCGCATTTCTCGCGAAATTTTCTATCGATATCGTGCATGATAGACACATCCGAATCAGATGGATCAGAACGGTTTGATCGTGGGCCACGTCACGAAGATAGCTTCGATCCCACCATCCTCACGAAAATTCGACAGCTTGAAGTATCCACAACGTTTGGGGCATCGCTTCTCTGCAGGACGATGAGGCAGCGGAGCATCGAGTACTGACTCGCATATTGGACAAGCGACGAACACCGACAGAATGCTATCCAGTAGGGTCGGCTTCTCACCCATAAATAAACCACCTACCTCATTTCGATCCATTGGGATCAAAAATCACGACAAGGTCTCCGCTGATATTTAGTCCTGTCTGAAGGACGTTTGGATGATCAACGCACCAGACTCGTATGGTAGATTCGAACGAAACGATCCTTTCAAGACTACTACCGCATTGTGGACAGAATTGTATAAGGTCGAATGCGCTTTTCTTACTCACTCCATCTCGTCTTCCTAGGGTTCCAGGTTGAACTCGAGAAAAATGAAGTTGTAGCTAGTCTCATGTAAGGTAACCACACTACCGTGCGTGAGACACATCAGCGGCTTCTGACGATCTGTGGTGTCCATCAGTGGTCGTCCACAGCGAGGACAATGGCGGAAGTTATCGCAGATTTCTGCATGTAGTTGGTCGAGGGGCATCGTGATTTTCCAGCCGTTCATCGCAACAAACGATCCGTATTGAACGACCTCCATTGAATGACAGGCGTATCGTAGACGACCCCATTCAGGGATCCATGGATGACGAAATCACCATGACCGAAACAGCTCATTCGCCCCTCTGCACAGGGATGTGGGACCAGTTCTCGCCCACATTCCGGACAGAATTTCAACAGATTGCCAACCCTAGTATTTTCCACATCCAAGACCATATGATTTTACTCCAGAGTCATGAAACCCGTCACGCCGCATTCACTACATCGCGGATATGGGTGGTTGGCGGACATACGTTCATGCTTACATCGAGGATTCCTCGTAGAGGTGTAGCACATCTCTCCCAGGTGTCCATGTCGAATGCAGCGATCACCTTCACGAATGACAGGGCTTCCTGAGTCGACGCAATAACGTTCCGACGTGAGTTTCCCCCATTTGATTCTCACGGCATCCCCTTTTTAATTCTTACGAAAGTCTTTGCCCCACAAACGAACTGCTTGATCCTGAGTAATGAGACCGCGATCAACGAGTGCCGTCACCTCGTATCCAAAATCCCCAGCCAGAACCTTCCGATGCAACTCACTGCAGTGATCTTCACCGATGAAACACATCGGCTTCTGCTCGTCCGTCTTCCCACAAACTCCACAAGGATGCTTACCATCCCGATAGGGGGTCTGCAAAGCCTCAGTCAGCCTCGTCAAAGACGCTCCCAAGTTAGTCACTATCTTCGTTCCTCATCTCTTGTAATTCTTGTTCCGTGTAAGGTTTAGGGTGATACCATCGTTCAGGATGATTACAGTGCGAGCAACACATCAAATTCGATGCTGAGCCAGACAAACAGATTCCATATCCAGCGCCGCACGCTGTACAAGGATACTTCAATCGCCATGCTGGGGGTTTCGTCATCGCAATGCTTGGTTCTTCGCTTCGTACGTGACGACAAAGCCGCCTTTACCTTTGACGTTCTCCTCGATCACGAATCGACCGTGATAGCGATTAGGGCATTCCAGAATGGATGTTCCCGGCTTGGGTATCAGACCTGTACTGCAAGTAGGGCAAGCAGTCAGAAGAGCTTTGAGGCGACGCATCTGGCTAGCAAGTTCTGTCATCGGTCGACCTTCTCCGAGGGATACCAGACCGACTCAAATGATCCTTCCATGAACTTGAGTTCGCCATGACCATTCGCACAGGACAGTACTGAGTGATCGTCGGTGGTAGCTCGAGCTGTCACAAACTCCCCGCAAACAGAGCACCGATGCATTGAGCAACGACCACAAGTGCAAACAGCCCGGTCAGGATCGCCCGACTGCGGTTTGATGATGCGATCGATCTCTCGCTGGATATACCACAAGGCCTTCTGGAGATCCTCGACCTCAGTATCGGCATTCTTCAGGCCTGCTCGAGCGATATACTTAACCGCATTCCCGCGGTTGAAGTTCATCTGCTCCGTCAAGTCGATAACCTCGAGGCCTTTATATGCGGTGTAGTGGCTCGGATGATTGACGGAATCGTGAGTAATAGTCATCGTATTTTTCTGTTCGACCGAATGTAAGGATATTACCGTTTGTGAGGTATGGTCTTTAGTGTCCGATTGTTGATCTTGCGGAAAAATCAAGAACCCGTGTAACATTGCTACGCATAGTCTGGGTTCTCATTATAACCCGTGTAATTTATGCGAAAAGAAAAGAGGCCATGTTTCTGGCCTCCTCTCTTTCGTCACCGATCAGCAGCTACGACACATGCATGATGCCGTAGCTCCGCAATTGCTTGGTGCTACGCGAGGCCTCTTTTGGCCGAGTTTCTGCAAGCCAACCTCAGCGAAAACCATCTCTACCTGCTCGAGGAACTCGTCGAGAAGATCGCGTTGATCCATGACGATCTTCTTGAGAAGTGCTGCCTGAATCTCGTTTTCGGGATGCGGGTTCTCTCGGATAACCTGCTCCATGGCCACGAGGAAGCCGGCCTTGGTGGGGGCACAATCTTCGTACCCCTTTCCCGCGTTCAAGAACTCTTGGTACGACTTATCGATCGAGTCGACGATATCAGCGAGAATGGATTTTTGTAGGGGGTTCACTGCATCTCATCTCTCTTTCGATTTTGTTAGACGTCTTCTCCGAGTAGTTTCAGCAACCCATTCCAAGGCCCGGGATACAGCAACGCCATGTCGCGAATCTTGACGATCATCTGGTCGTACTCAGCGGTTCCACGAACGGTATTCGTCAACATCCGCTCGATCTCGCGGACATCGTCGTTGAGGCCCATCAAGGCTTCATTGGATTTGCTGAGTCGGATCGTTTCCCTCTCCATTTCCATCGCCGCGAGAACGTAAATACCGCTCAGAATGAGACCACCGATGACGCATCCTCCAATCATAAGGAGTCTGCGACGATTCATCCCTATCCCCCTCTACGAGATCGCGGATCTGTTCGACGACTTGCTTCTCGTAGTAGACCTGACGGTTGTACAAGTAATCCAGCATCTTTGTCTGCACCCACGGTTTGGACAAGGGCTGCTGCTTGAGTCCCGTCAACGCTGCTCGGTAAAAAGCAACGCGCTTGGATGGCGTGTCTTCCTCACCCCACGCCGACATGGTCTCGCGATATTGACTCTCGTACAGCTCCTTGACCTTGTCGAGCAGCTTCTTATCAGCAGTCGTCATGGATGCCCCTAGCGCCGCCTGAGAAGCTCGTACAGCATCCCTGTGGTCACCGCCAGGGATAGACCCCAGCCGAACTTCTTCTTGCGCATGAGAGCCTCTCCGACGTTCTTGACAAGGAAATCATCCATGAAATCATTCTCATGGAATGGGCCATCTTTCACGTAGGCGTCAGCGATCATCGTCGCCAAAGTGTTCCAGGCCTTGCGCTGTTTGTTGGTCCACTTGATCTGGATAGGATCGTCCGCGGGATCCCAAGGTCGGCCGAATTTCTGAGTGAATCGGCGATGTGCCTTGAAGAATTCTTCGGAAGCTTGGTTGTAGAGGTCAGCGAAGGCATCGGAGATTTCGAATTTGATGGGACTGTCTTTACCGAAGGAATATGTCGGCATGTCAGAGAAGCCTTCCTTCTACTTGATGAATAACCTTTTCTACTCGATGCATGACCTCCGCGCCGAGAGCATCCAGCTTTTTCTCCAGATACTTCACCGTCTTCATCTGGAACGTCTTGTCATTGCTGGGGAATTTCTCGGCAAGCAACAGCGACCGCATGTAGAACATGGATCGAGTCCTGAGATCGTCGCTCCCACCCAAGATCCTGATGCTGGCTTTGAAAGCCGTCTCGAAAATCCAGTCGATCTCAGTTTCATCCATTGTTACTTGTCCTTCGATCCTTCTTCGATGTCGTTGATGAACGCAGAGAGAATTTGTTCTTTGTCTTCGTAGTGCTTCTCTAGAAGAGTTGACAACTCTTTCAAAGAATTTCTGATGCGAATTCCCCAGGATTTTTTGATCAGTGTGTAGGCGCGATTACGACCATCAGAAAGAATGTCATCCAGATATACCGAAATACGGACGACCTCTCGAAGAGCGTTATCTATCTCGATACGCTCTGGAGTTTTCTCGGGTTCCTCTGCTGTCGCGCTAATCACACGATACCTCCTAGTGTCGATTCGGCATCTTCAGCTCGTGCCACATGTCGGTCAGATCCTGATCCATAGACATGATTTTGCGATAGGCGATGATCGCCGCTGCCGGAATAAGGACCAGGTATGTCAAGGCAACTACCCCAGCGATCCGCTCAGGCGTGATCTTCTTCGGCAAGACTCTCCTATCCATACATCCATCGTACAAAGAAGTAATCACCCGTGATGAACAGCAGCACGAAGATCACTAGAAGGATGATAAAAATTCTGTTTGACAGATACCGCTTATTGCGACCCATCAGCTCAGAATACGTGCCGCGACAAAGCCCACGATAACGCCGACGATCAGTCCCTTCTTGTTCTTCTCGATGAACTGCTTGATCTGGTCCAGATCCATTGTCGTTCCTTATCTAGTCGGTCGAACTATCTTTGTATTCGGCAACGCGACGAACGAGTTCCTCTTCGTCTTTGCAGTAGCGCCACTGATTTCCGTGGTAATGTTTCTCCGGTGGTTGGAACTGGAATCCCGCGGGACGTTCCCACCCGGACAATGTGTTACCCACTGTCCAGTTGAAATACCATCCCGGATTCTCTGCGCTCAGTCGCTCACAGACCTCGAGTGCACCCTCAGGCCACCCAAGACGCTTACTCAGAATGCGACGATTGTGGTTGAACAGCTCTAGTCGAGCTTGGTAGTAGCGGTCAGTACAGTAGCCGTCACCTGCGGTCCAGAGAGTCACTTCCGACATGACAAGGATCTCCTCACCTAATCGTTTGTGGATTCCTCGGCGTTAGGAATGCTGTCCTTCTTGACAAGCCAGCCCGAATACGAACCGTGTTGTCGAACGGTCTTGTGACCGTCGTCGTAGACTGCGATGAAGACGATTGTGTCGCCAACGAGAATGGGCTGCGTGACCTTGCACCAACGATTCATATCCAACGCTTGGGTCATGTTGGCGTGCCAGTACGGCCCATTAGTATCCACGAGGTCTCTCTGCATGAGGACACGCATGCCTTCCTTCAGCTGGTAGCCATAGAAGACGTCCTCCGTCTCGGGATTCATGCGGTAGTCACCGGGCACCATACCCTCTGGTACCGGCATGGGTTCGAGTGCGGCCTTGATACTCTCTCCCGGGGTGTCAGTCACGTTCGAGAGTCCTCCTTGTTGATACTTTCTGAAGGTAGACAAGGACTTGATGTTGTCGGACATGGGAAGCCTTTCATGTACATTTATTCATAGGGCGAGAGATCTTGATTTTTTTGAGCGTCATCGTTGAAGATATTCTTCAACGGTTACGACCTTCATTGTCTTACCGATGCATACGTCGTAGCCTGCACGAATATCCTTGTGCTCTTCCAGCCACTGTTTAACGTTGTCCGGTGTGCTGTTGTACATAGGTCGCATCTGCCGATCAAGTACTGCATCCAAATACATGTCTTTTCACCTCCTTTCTTATTAGATTTAGTAGAAGAGATATCGGCGTTATCCCGTTGGCTTTAAGCCGCTCGGTCCCGAATGTTGCACGGATTGTTATCTCGTAAACAACATGGCGTGTCGGCGCCTGTTTCGTAGAAGTAATCTATGCTCACGGTATTCGCGACACCGATATCCAAATGGAGAAGAACGACTACTGTTCATCTCCGAGCAAGGGATAGGCCCCGCCAAGAAAGCCTATCCCTCACGCGCAAATGTCAGGCCAGGGCGGAGAAGGCCGCCGCCTTGAACGCCACCTTGTCTTCCTCCGAGCACGACTTCCAGAAAGCGGTGAATTCGGTATTGGTCAACGGGTGAGCCGCGGGGCAGTCCTTCTCGAAGAACTTCTTGACGTCCAGCATGGTGCCCACGTTCTCGGACATGTCATCTCCTGTAGGTTGCCGAGATATGTATCACAAGTGGAGAGGTCTGAACATCTCCGGGCCAAGGACGGAAGTTCGGGTCATCCGTCCTCGACTCGCAAACGTCAGATAATGGGGATGGAAAGCTAGACGGGAAAATCTAGCTCGTTATCGATGTTCTCAAGTCCAAACTCTAGATGGCGTGGCGATTGAAATGCCTTGACCCTTGCTGTGGTGCCTTGAGTGAGAGAGAACGAATATTGTTGGGGTTGGGAACAACACCACCGTTGGGGTTTTCTGGGCGCTGGTGGTGACATGAACATTGACTAGGGACAAGCTCCGTGATCTTGGGGGCTCGTTCCTCTTCGGGGTCTTCGACGTCATCAATCTCGTCGAGGTTGTAGAGGTCGGGGGTGAATTCGTAGCTGTCAGGAATTACCGAGAAAGTCTCGTCCAGCTTCTGCTGCGTGTAGACCTTGAAGCTGTACCTACCGTACTGCCAGGACTTGACGACCCACAGTCCTGGAAAAGCCTCGGTCTGCCATGCTTTCTTGGCGTGGTTCACAGGAACCCGAATGAACCGGCCTCGGGCACTCTCGATGATCCGGCCTTCGCACCATCGAGAAACAACGTCCATATTTCTCTCGGTTACCTGAAAGCCAGTAACGATGAGTGGTAGTCGCATAAACCGGGTGGCCTGCATGTGTTACTTCCTCTCGCGGAAAAGGATCCCGTTATTCAGCATAACGGAGATGGCATCGCTGGCCATCTGAGGGGTTGCGCCGGCCTCGCACAAGGACCCGTATACTCGTGTAAGTGTGTGCTCGTCGAAATACTCGTCGCGGCTGTAATTCAATCGGGGGATTGCTGCCGCCTCCAGCATGCAATCCGGACATTGGAAAATACCACCACACCGGGCGGGCTTGATCGGGGGATTATCACCAAGCCTCGTCCCGGGTATGTGGCAGCCATGGGTGGTGCGCATAAGACCCCCAGGATGACGTTCTAGTCTTCGATCACCTCCACACCGATATCCTCGGCATCCACGGCGCGGTGCTGCTCCGTGTCGACATGGATCATGTCCTCGACCGTGGCGTATTCCTGCTCGAGCTCATCCAGGAGAATATGGCCGAAGAAGCTCTGTAGATATGCCTTCTTACCACGTTGACCCGCGGCAGTCTTGTAATTCGAGATGGCGATGACCATGTGCGCCTCGCCCAGATCGAGGTTGTCCATCATGTGGACGAGTTCCTCGGTCAGTAGCGTCTTGCGCAAGGGCAACGTGTCGCCATCACCGGTCACCATGTAGACGCGAGGCGGGCGTCGGTCGTAGTTGACTGCTACCGGCAGGTGGTACATCTGTTCTTCGTCTTCGTCGCGCTTGCGCAGAGGCTTAACGTTCAGACCCTTGTCCACCAGCTCCTTCGCCAGTCGCTCGTCGAGAACGATGGAGAACCCGCGGACACCGCCTTCTTGGTTGAAGGGTGTCGGTCGACCGGTGAAATTCCGGAAGGTGGTCTGTGCGTAACGGAAGGTGATCGTCTCCCGCTGCGGCATGCGACTGATCGGGTAAGCAGGCCGAAGAACTAGTTCGTTACTCAATGTATGGTCGTCCTTCTATGATGGCGCTTTTTTTCGTAGTTACAGGATGGGCGTGCTGTCAGCGATGACGATATCTAGCGGTGACCGTTACGCAGGAAACAGATGCCGATCCACACCAACCAGAGACCCCCGGTGATGCAGACCAGGAAAAGATCCAGCAGCAATCGCGCCAGACCGTACTTCTTACGCCGAGCCATGGTGATCATGTCCTTTCTTAGTTGTGAGGAGTGATGTCGTCTTCCAGCTGCTTGTAGGCCTTGAGCGTGGGCTCGAGATGAACTCCTTCCCAGGTAACCTTGTAGATGACGCCGTCCGGGAGATTCGTCGTGAGAAAGATCGTCCACGTCCCCATGACGAAACCGCTCATGAGGGTCTGGGCCTCGATCTTGGGCGTTTCCGTGGTGTACAGTACCGTCCTGGCATGGCGCAATACCATCATGCGAGCTTCGACATTTCGCTCGGCCTCGAGACTGATTGAGGGCTTGCTGGTCACCATGGAAAATCCTCGTCCGTCGTCGGGATGAATACGCTGACTTTTACATCGATTATGGTCTCGCGAAATGCCCAGCTTCGGTTGTGCGTGATGAATCCCTTGGGGATCTCCGCAACCAGTCGGAGTATGCCGGTTTCAGGATCGTATTCGGCTTCGCCCACATCGCTCCCGATGATGCGCACCGGGATTTTTATCATAAGTTAGATACCCTTCTTCTCTTCGCGCTTCTCATCATCCCCATAGATCACCGTCGAACGCGCTGCGACGATGTGGCAACGAAAATATCTACCGCGTGATAGATGACCACGATCGTTTTTTCCGAAGAACACTCATACCGTACCTCGAACAACATATTGTTCGTATCGGTGATCATTCCTCGGATCAACGCCACAAAGCCGTCTTCGCTGGCGTCCATGCTGACAATAACGATGTCGTAATCGTTAGTTTTTCGACCTGCCAAATCCCACGCGCGATATACGTGATCGTTAACGGCGGCTTCTGCCCACTCTTTATAGGTGAATTTCGTTCCTTTGATCGTATAGTCGTTGCTCATCCGAATGAAGCTCCTTTAATTCTTTTCGAACATCTCGGATAATGAAAAAGACAACGACAAGGGTCGCGAGGACGATTAGCGCTATCCCCGCGACCACCACGGCGTCATTCATCGAGGAGGTTTCAGTAGATCTTCGTTACGGATCGACTTGATTCCCACGATTTTGTTCGGCATCTCTTTCGTGTCCCGCTTGCTCATCACTCGAGCCGACACGGCAATAAGTAGACCGATCAGCAGGATCGTGACACAGATAATCCCCACCGACCAGACCAGTGCCTCCCAACCGGTCATTATGTTTCTCCCTAACTCAAGAACTCGGCAACAGAAGAGAAGCCACTACCCACGAGAAACTGATCGATGTTGGCTCGAGCCTCCTCGACGAGGTGATCAAAGAAGCCGTAATCGATCGCGTCTCCGGGCAGATCCATGGCAATCTTCGAATCAACCCACAGATGACCCTTGGTTCCTTGGACGGCATACGCTTTACCGTCCTTGACACGCCAGAGCTGTCCCCCGCCGTAGCCCTCCAGGACAGGCGTAAAGCGACCCGTCTTGCCGATGAAGATGAGCTTGTCGAGTGCTTCGCTGTAGACCTTGGCTTGGTCTTCTTCGGACGATCCACCCTTCTTCATCGCTTTGATCTGGTACAGGGCATCGTCGACATAACCCATGGATGGATCACGATCCCCCGTTTCGCGAGTGTAATCGTGATTACCGAAGTCCAGATACAGCGCTCCCTGCTGAACGTGCTTCGTCACGCAGAGATCGAAGAAGTTGATGTCATCGTCATAGCCGAACAGCTTCTTGAAGACGTACGGATTGACGTCAGGATGGAACTGGCTGCCGGTCGCCGTCCAGCAGTTGTCGACGCAGTTGTCCTTCTTCGCCACGTAAACGGCGTCATTGACCAAGGCCAACTTAGAATACTGATCCTTCTCTGGATCGTATTCCATGCTGTAACCGTACTTGGCAGCAAAGTTGACGACTGCCTCGATGATCTCCGGCGTGGCGTTGGGGATCTTCACCGAGTCGGTCTTGATGTGCGCAACCGTGAAGCCCTGGTCCTGAATATAGTTCTTCAGATCCACCATGAACAGAGCGCCACGCTTGGCAACGATATTGTCCACGTTGCGCAGATCTCGGAACGGATTGTCGAATTTCGCCGAGGTTAGACCATAGACGATATTCATCGCGATCTTCAGTCCATCGCGTAGATCCTTAGTTGCCTTCTTCGCCGCCTCTGGATCCCTCTCACGCAGACGCTCAATGTCTTCGACGTAGGGTCGAAGTTTCCCGTCGAAGGCACCCTTGACCGAATCGTAGTTACCATGCTTGAGCGCAAGCTGCGCCTCCACGAGAGCCATGTAGCGCGGCGTGTACTCACCGAAAAGATTGAGCTGACCAATCGATGTAGGATGCATCGAAGCGACGTCAAGCAGCGCGACATCTCGGTAAATACCTGGCTCAGCGTAGACATAGCCGCCTTCACCGACGTCAACACCTCGGTAAGTGCTGACCATGGGATTTCCTTTGACGCCGTCCTTGGGTCCGTAGACATATCCAGGGAAATCCTTCGAAAGATCGGTGTAGACGAAACTCCTCTGCGGGTTCTTGTCGCGACCGAAGATGATCCGGGCAGTGTGATTGGCGGTGGTGTGGTTAGGTGTCAAACCACTGAGATCCGACAGGATGAGACGAGCTTTCCAGTCACCCTGCAGGTGTTTGTGGGTCTTCTCGGTAGAAACCACGTCGTTGGCGCAATACGCCGCCACATCCATGATTCGATCCTCGGGAACCGGCTTGTCCCAAGGAATATCCATCTCCCGATGCTCGAGCCCCAGCTCGATCTGCCACTTCTTCAACCCCTGCTTCTTGGTGCTGTAGTCGAAGATGTCGGTGTACGAGAGGTTGTACGCCTCACCGAACTTGGCGCCGACGGAGTTGTTGATGATCTTCTGTGACAAAGCGTAGAGCTGCGGGATGCTGAAGCCCATGGCCGCAGCCCACATCATGTGGTTGTCATAGCTGCGGTTGTTGAAGCCCACGAGCTTGTACTTGAAGAGAGCTTCCACCTCGTGCGGCTTCGGGTTGATCATCGTCACCACGCTGTCGACCGAGGGCTCGTCTTCCTCGAACTTCCAACAGATGACAAACAGGTTGGGGTAGCACTCGATATCGTAGAAGACCAGCCGCGGCTCCAGCGGCGTTGGCTCATCCGGAGGAAGTTCGTCTTCCTCAGACTTCCATCGCATGGAATTGACGATCTTCAGACATTCGAGAGCCCTGTTACTGCTCCTACTGGCAAACGTGGTGATCTTGGGGCGAAGATCGGTCACGTCGTAGCGGAGACCATCGTTGTAGGCATCATCAAGGATTTTCTTGATGAAGTCCACCGAGGGCTTAGTTCCGGGATGGATCTCTTTCCGCAGGTTGCGAGCGATCAGATCCCGAAGGGCCTTCTCGCTCTTCATAGTCCCAGGTTCGATCACTCGCGTATTCTCCTTGAGCGGCAACCCGCTATTTATGGTGGCGATAGGTACATTATTACATCGCGTAAGTCGACGACGTAACGAAGAGTGTCCAGGGAACCGTTTGATCTCAATCCCTGGAGCGTAAAGCGAATCGAGCCGCTCTGGATCTCCGTCGTAATAGAAGTGGAGGTGTACTCCGTCGCCACTTCTGCTAAGTTCAGCATAGGTGGCTGGCCATTTTGCAGCTTCTCGTAGATTTCGTTCAAGGGATTTCTTTCCATTGTCGTCCTTCAAATCGAAATCAGCGACGATATGGTTCGGTGCTAGGCCTCCGACGAAATGCTCTCGCGACGTGTCTATCTCAGCAAGACGCGTCGTCACATCCTCCCACTTCTGTTTCGGCGCTCCTCGCGCTGATGCGTATTGTGCGGGATGCTCGGCAAGTTCGAGATCCAACAAGGAAATGGTCTCGTCCAACCGCAAGGTGAACGTGCTGAGATCATCATCCACCGGCGTCTTGAATGGCTCTGCCTTGAAGCCGGAGTACCAACTCCGAACGATAGTCCCGTCATCCATCGTGTGACGAATATGGAACTCGTCGAAATAATTGCCGAGCTCTGACTTGAAGGCGTACCGTGTCATCTTGGTATCGACGTTTGCTTTTTCGCAATACGTCTTGAACAACATCCAAGCTTGTTCGACACTGGTGCCGTTCTGCTCCGCGAAGATGTTGTAGTTTGCTTCGATGAAGTTGAAGAAGGCGTTCGTCTTGAACATCATCTCCAACGGCTGGTAATTGCTGTAGTAGTTCTCGCCCATCTCCTTGAAAACCTGGAGACAGTGATGAGCGATAGCGCCAAGCTCGAACGTGATGCGGTCCATCAGTGCATGATAACGCCCAGGCGGAAGCTTGACCCCGGAAGGATGTACGTCAATCAAACGACGAATAAGACCCGATTGCGCGTCAGTGATCTTGACCGGTTTGTTGGTCCCCATGAGCAGGAACGCATTGACGCGGGCGTCGTAGGAGGGCTTGAACTTCTCGTTCATCCGCATGATCTCGTGCGAGACAATCGAGTTGAGAGTGGTGTTATTCTCCACCCGCGACAAGTCGCCATCATGCTGGATGGCTACGAGAGGATTCCCCGAAAATGCCGCGGCGGCAAATTGATTCCCATTCGATGCCAAGGCAGCGGCGTCAAAGGTCGTCACATAGCCGTCGAACAGCATCAGAATGATATTGAGGATCGTCCCCTTGCCTGCTCCTGGAGGCCCATACAGTACAAGGAATTTCTGAATTTTCTTGGACGCCCCAGCAACAATCGCCCCGATCGCCCATTCGATCTTGGCTCGCTCGTCTGGCTTGTAGAGAGTCCCGACAAGTTCATCCCAAGCGCTGTGATCCCCCTCGGCAAGATCATAGGGCAGCCTCTTGCTTACGTAATCTTTCTTGCCGACCTTGGTTCCCTGGAAGGTCAGTGTTTCGTCAAGCTGATGTGCGTTGTCGCCGATTTCCCGCATGAACTTCCGAAAGGTACTTTGACCGTTCGAGCTGAAGCTCTTCATCAGCTTGACTTCAACAACATCTTTGTTTTCTTTGCGGTACGAATTTAGCTTGTCGTCCACGATACGTTGTACGTCATATTCGTCCGTGGACCACAGACCTTTTTGTTCGTCCCAGACGGCATAGAAGGATTTCGCTCGGACCATCAAGTCTTCGGACCGACCAACGACCCAGTCGGGATATGCGATCAGTCCGCCGCCTTGTTTTTCTGTACGCTCTTTAACTCTGATCTGAATGAAATCGACCATCTACACCCTCCTCCCGGATATTTAGATGCGTATGCGTTCCAGTAGGTAGTCTTCAGCCTGATACCACAGCTCAACTACCCGCCGGTCAAGGGCGGCGTCCGTCCAGTTCTTGAGAGGGAACAAACCGCCCGCGCCGTTCGGAGCGTAATCCCTGTTGATGACCTTGTTCAAGATATGGTCAATGATGGCTTCTTCCGGGGGGTGTGCATCAGTACATTCGGTCAAACCGAGATTGGCGATGAGCTCCCAGAACCATTCGGTCTGTGTCATCCCATCGCCATCCCAGGCGAGCTTGAACGACAGGGCAATCAGCAGCTCCAGGAACGTACACGGCCGATCCATCCACTCAGCATCGACGTTCCTGCGCCCTGTTTCTTCGGCGAATTCCTTGCGTAGATCCTTACCGTCTTGTGCTCGGTTCCCATCCGTCTCGATGTCAGACCAACTGAACTCCTTTTTGTGGAGAAGTCGTAGTAGTTTCCAGTAAGTCTTGGAGCGGTTACGAACAGTTACCGAGCCGACTTGACTGTACAGCCACGCAAGATATGCCTCGTCAAGCGGCATGACTATCACTTCCTTTCTTGTTATCGTCCACCAGACTGTCGGGCGGCACCCATAGCATCGGACCATCGACTGGACTGGGCGAGACTCGCATCGTCTTCGTCACCATCTCCGGTATCGGATTCGCTCTCACCCAGCCCCATGTATTCCGTCAGGCTCTCCTCAGTCCGACGGATTTCGTAGTCGACGCGAAGACCGGTGTTGCGAACGCAGATGATGTCGTCGTCCGAACTCTCATCATGTCCGAACAACGTCAGGTTGGCTTCACCGACTCGGTCGATATCGACCGGCTCGCTGTCGGCGACCATGAGAAGCGTTCGATCGTTGACGAACCACAGCAGATTCTCCTGCTCGTGCTCCGGATCGTTAACGAGGAATTCTTCCTGCGTGATCTTGTAGGGATCGTCCCCCTGATGGGCGTCTTCCTCGGACTCGTGGGTGGGGAGAAATCGTCCAGACGGACCACGAGGAGGTAGCTGCTTCTTCGGCTTCGCCGTAGTGCCGAAGATGTTGTTCTCGACGACCTGACCGTTGTCGGGGCTGGCTTTGAACGGCTGGGTGTAATCCACCACGGCAGCCGCAGCTCGACGACCCTTGTCGGTCACAGGGTTTTCGAGCGTCTCCATCTTCTCGACGACGGGCTGCGCAGCCTCCTCCGTCTGACGCAGAAGGGTTTCGGGAGTGTCGGGCTTTTCGCGAGCCTGCATGAGAAGTACGGAGTAGTGCTTCTTGATCTCCGCCAGCTCGGCGTCGAGCCGCTCGTCGAAGGCCTTACCGACCTTCTTCTTGGCGAGGAAATACCCCGCCGTAGCGCCGACCGCCAGAGACGCGAGCGAAGAGCCTCCGGCGATAATGATGGTCTTGTTCATCCCTCAGCCTCCACGATGGCTCGCAGACCCGCTCGAATGAATGTCGCGGTCGAAGCAGCGATCACGATAAGCATCGCTGCACCTGCGAGGTACTTGGTACTCTTTCGCACGAAATATCCAGTCCTTTCAGATCAGGTCGTAGATCGGACCAGCGACGTTGAAGTCCAGGACGACGTACTTCTCATGCCCATCCAAGAACGCATCGACGAACTCAGGGTCGCCGTCGAACACGCCGAAGCTGACGTAGTCATCGCCAACCTGCTTGTCCTTGTCGTAGACCCAGCCGACAACCTGACCGGCCTTGGTACGAGGCATATCCAGCATGTCGTAAACCTCATTCAGGAACAGGTGACCCTTCGCCCTGAGTCGCTCGTTCGCCCAGTTCATCCGCATCATGAGGAAGTCACGGTTTCCAC